TAATAATACAAAAAATAATAATCTTTTTTTGTATTTTCTTTTTAAATGCTTTTTTATATTTAGGAATAAACATATTTAATGAATTGCATATTTGCCAAAATTAGGTCTACTCAATATTGAATAAGTTGCATACCTGCAAGGGTCAATTATATGATTATGTAAATCCTCTGCTACATTTACCAACTTTCCTGTTTTATCTTCTTTCCATTTATAGTTTCTAAATTCTTGTATGGCATTTGTTGAATCGCTTGTTATATGAATTTTATACCTTTTAAGTAAATCAATTCCTGCATTAACTGAATCCCTACCTTTAAGACTACTATGTATATTATGACCCATTTTCCTTAACTCATCTATTAATCGTGGCTCTGCTGAATCTGCATAGATTGGATTAGATAATAAGTTTTCTTTTAATATAAATTTATGTATGTCTGTGGTGGTCATTTGCGTTCTATATAAGTGTTCTTTAATATATAGGTTATGTTCTTTAGTATAAACAGAAACAAGTGTCGTAGGGTCGTTTGTATAGCCAAAGTCCATTCCATAGGCAATAAGGTTTGCATCTATTGGTATATTATTAATTTCAGTATAATTAAATATGGTTCTTTTGCTTGTAGCTTTTTCTCCTAATCCATATATCTGCCAATACTGCTCATCTGTTTCCTTTAGTCTTTCAATTTCTTTTTTAATAGAATCTTCTAAAAAAGGATTATCCTTATAAGTAGTTTTATGAAATTCACAATCCTCTCTAGGCAATACTTTGTCATAAATCCAATGGTATTCATCTGATGGGTTGTAGTCAAGTATTATTCTGTCTTGAGTTCTGAATATAAGCTGCTGCCAATCCTCCCAGTACAACTCATTAGCTTCATTAATAAATAGTAAATCTCTTTTACGACCTCTAATCTTTTGTGATTGGTCAAGTGATGTAAACTCAATTAAATTACCAAATAGATTATATTCAGAATTTGATTTATTATGTAGTTCCTCACTATATAATTGATTGTCTCTTAATATAAATAAAAAATCCCTTAGGACAGTTGCCCTTAGACTTGGAAATGTTTTCCTACATATAGTTATAACTTTGCCAGTAGTATTAGTGCAGTATTCAAAAATAATAAATAAGAGTATATTATATGTTTTGCCTGACCTAGTTCCACCCTGCTCAACAATAATTTTTGCATCACTATTTACTAGATGTTTATATACAATATTAGTCTGAATCTTCTGTTTTATCAATTATTTCTATTTGAAAGTTAGTTGGCATACCATCTGCTCCTGTAATTTCTTGTCGTTCTATATAACCTCGTTTCTTGCCTTTCGTTTTTAGATAAAATATTGTTGCTGCTGTACTATTATATTTTCTTATTTGTTTATGTAAATGACTTTCAGCAAAATCTAAAGCAATATTATCTATGTCTTTTACTTGTTTTGCAAATTCCTCATCTTCATTCATCCATTTATAAAATGTGCTTCTAGGTATTTCAGCATTGTTACAAGCTAATGTTACAATACCTAAACTTTTTTCTAATGCTTTGAGCATTGACTCCTTTTTTATGTGTCTACTTTTGTCCATATTCTTTACTGTTTATTTTAACAATTAAATTGCCATCAAGTTTAATCATCCTGTCAATTATAACTTGGCAATACTTAGGGTCAAGCTCCATTCCATAACATTTTCTTTTTAATTGATGTGCTGCAACCATTGTAGTACCTGTTCCTAAAAACACATCTAAAATGGTTTTATTTTTATTTATAAAATTTTTAATAAAAAATTCTGGAAGATGAATTGGAAATGTTGCATTATGAATATTTGCGTAATCATTATTTCTTTGGGGAGGACTAGAATAAACATTAGATAATGTACCTCTAAATTTTTTTGTTCCAATACTTCTATTTGCTTTTTTACTAAAAATAAAAATAAATTCAAAAACACTATTCAAAACATTATGAGCCATACTGGGTTGTGCGTGTTCTTTATTCCAAATCAACACATCTGCAAATAATTTTTTATTTTTTTCTAACCATTCTAATATTATTATTTTATTATTTGCTAACATTTGTAAATTAATAAAAATGTATTTTGAAAATAAAATTTGATTTTCTAATGTAGATTGAAGCATCATTTTATAGTTGGGATTATTATCATTATATCCATCTATATATTTATTATCTTTTTCTTTTTTATAAAAACTTAATTTTGCATTAACTCCTACATTATAAGGAGGAGATGTAAAAGCAATATCTGCTTTTTTACCATTCATTAGCTTTGCCACTTGGTCTGCATCTGTGCTATCTCCACACAATAATCTATGATCTCCTATCTCTATTAAATCACCCAATACAACATCAACCTTTATATTGTCAGGTTCTATATAATCATCTTCTTTTGCCTCCAAAACTTCTTCTTCAAAAGGGAAACCATCTAACCCCCAATCCTCTATCTCTTTTATATCCCAATCATTTGCTAGCATATCCCAATCCCATTCGCCAAATCCTACATTATCTTTTATAATAAATTCTTTTTTTTGTTTCTCTGTAAGGTCATCAGCTTTAATAATCCATACATCTTTTAATTTAAGTTCTAAGCATGCTTTGTGTCTCATATTACCACCTAGTATGATATTATCATTATCTATTATTATAGGTCGTAATTTTAACATCTCAGGAAATTCCTTAATACTATCTACTAATTTTTTAAATTTATAATCTTTTATAATTCTTGGATTATTTGGATTTGTTTTTATTTCTTTAATATTTATTAATTGTACCATAATTATATAACGATTTTAATTTATTATTTTTTCCATTGCCAACTTTTTATCATCAACCCAATTCTTTCAATAGCTTCTGTATGTTTATGTTCTGGGATTTTAGATATTAAATTAGTTAATGGTGTATTAGATTTTTCTTGCAAAAGTTTATATTTATTTTCTAGGTAGTGAACTCTATCTATTTCATCTATAGATAAATTACTTTTAAATGTAAATAATTTTTCAATATCATTTAATTTTTTATTATTTTTTTTATAAATATTATAATTTTTACAGGCATATATGGCTGTAGCATGGTTCATATGTTTGTTATTATTATTAAAAAAGTTAGCGATATTAGTCCACCTCATTCCTAATTTTTCTCTTAATAAATAAATAAGTAATGACCTCAATTCTATATGGTTTTTTTTTCTTGTATTTTCAAAAATATTTATCCCTGACAATTTTATAATTTTATTTGCAAGTTGAATAGGTTTTAAATTCTCTTTCATGTTCTTAATTTTAAAAGGTTATAACATTCAATATATTTTAATTTTGCTTTCCCTTTATATTGTAATTTAAATAATTCATACATCTTTTTTGTGTATTGGTATTTTGTATCACATTCTATAAAATATTTTTCAGCAAACTTTCTGCCTTTTCCTTTAAAATAGTTCACATTGTCTGCTGCATCTCCCATAATCATTTGCTCATAAAAATTATATCTAGCTTGAGTTTCTGTTATATCATATATTATTTTATGCTTATAATGGTAATTATACAAAAGGCAAGGAAACTGTTTATAGTCTTTGTCTATGCTTACTATCATAACATTTTTTCTTCCAAATTTATCAGATAATTCTTTCCAATACTTAGCAACTAAATCATCAGTTTCTACTCCAAACCCATATTTGCTATGATAGTTATCTTTTACATACTGATGCATCTCATGTAATAAAGGAGGTAAGATTGCTTTTTTTCTATTGGATTTATATGTGGGTGTTAATTGCTTTCTGAAATTCCCTCTAGAGCCATTAAATGTGATTACTTCCTCTATAGTATATAATTCCTCTAAGTCATTTATTATGCCCATAAACTGCTCATCAAACTTTATGGTAGAATCCTTTATTTCTGTATAAAATTGTGATTCAAATTTGCCTATATTAATTTCATTTTTAGAACGATAACAACTTGCAAATACTAAACTGTCTGCATCTATTAATAATATCATATTTCTTTTATTCCTTCCTTAATTCTATCTAATGTTTCTTGTTGCATTTTTTTTTTTTCTTTACATACTTGTTCTATAATAAAAGGTAAATCATCATATAAGGAACTTACATTTATTACTAAACGCCTTTCTTCTCCACAAATTCTGTAATCAATATAAAGTTCTCCATCACTACAATGTAAACCAATAGTCTCTGTTACATAGGTGTGTTTCTTAGCTTCTGCTAATTTTTCTGTTAAATCTGCAATCTGTTGTTTTAGTGTCATAATTTCTTTTGTTTTCTTAATTTTTCTTTTTTATATATTTCAACTTTATTTTTATAATAATATTCTTTTGCATTTTTAATTTTTTTTTCTCTATTTAATTGGTAATATTCCTTTTGTTGTTTTAGAATAATATCACTTTTTTCTAAATAATCTTTTTTTCTTCTTTCTGCTATTTTTTCTTTGTTTTTTAAAGCATACAATTTATTATATTCTTTTGTATTCATAATTTTCTAGGTATTTTAATTGATTTAATATCATTGCTGTCTATCAGCGTGATAATATCTTGGCTGCCATATCTGTTTTTTAATTTGTATAAAGGAAAATTGTTATCATAAACCTTTTCAACTTTTTCTTTTACTAACTGAACCAAATCCTCTCGCCATACAAATAACCATTGAGTAGATTGTTTGAAAGCTATGTAATTGGCTTTGCCATAAACCCAACCCAAAAAACCATAATCATTTCTAAGTTCTACCCATAAATATCTATCATTTTTTGGTTCATTTCTTTTAATGCTTTTTCTGTCTTTAATGTCTGTACTTATATGGGTTGTAATTATTTGGGTAGTAAAAGAAACCTTTGCATCAATATGGTCATATTTATTTTCATTGAGGGTAACAGGTTTGAATCCTAAGTCTTTAATATCTTGCTGTTCAATAATGTTATATTTTTTAATATATTCATGTTCTAATTTTCTAAGGTATTTATCCATACTACAAATATAAACAAAAAATTTAATAAGATAAGTTCCATACCTTATTTAAATCATCAATCCACCTTTTAACTATTTTTGGACTGCAAGTACATGGTAAGTAATATGAATGTTTGAAATATCTGCTGTGCAGTTGGCATACCAGTTTAAATTCTTTACTTGATAAGGTGTTTTTTGTATTGTTTCTAAATATTTCCCAAGTTTTAAAGTCATGTTTATTAAATTTTACCATCGTTTTATTTTAATATTATTGAGGTTTTTTCTTCTTTTATCACAATTACATTTTGTTCCTCTTAAAAAATGATATGTTTCAACTAAATATTTGATTCCTGTATATTTAGTTATATAATAAATAAAATTTCCTAATTTCATAATAATTGTTTTAATTTTTTTTTCACTTTCGTGTAAGTATTATAAAGGGAATGATATGCTATATGTGTTTTGCGTGATAAGGAGGCAATACTTTCTCCATCATTTATAATTTCAAAAACTTTTTTATCATACCAATACATTCTTTCTAATTTATTTTGTACCTTTTCATACACTTTTTCATAATCTGTATCTGATTCGTGATTTTTTAATTTACTTAAATCCTCTATAATTATATTTTTTCCCTTTCTTTTTAAATCAATAAATAATCCATTTAAAGTTCTAAAGATATAATAATAATTGATTTCATCTTCATTATATTTTATATCTAATCCTGTTCTTATTTTAAGAATTATTTTTATATACATTTCTTGTACAATATCTTCTGCAGTATGTTTATCACTACCAAAGGACATAACTATCCTAATCCAATGGTCATGCTGTTTATATAAATTTTTAATATCTTTTTCCATTACTTTAATGGGTCATAAAGGTTACCAACAATCTCTGGATATCCAAAATCATTTACTTTAAAACTAAATGTCTCAAAAGCATAACCCCTGCTTCTTTTACATTTAACTGTTACCCATTCTTTATTTACAGTATTAGCTTCCAATTCAATTTGTGTTTCACATTTTTTTTCTAAAAAA